TAGCTGTATCTGCATTCCCAGTTGTCGACTGATTAAGAGTAGGGAACGTACAGTTAGCTAAATTACCACTAGCAGGTGTGCCTAATACAGGCGTAATAAGAGTAGGTGACGTACCAAATACGGCTACTCCAGTTCCTGTCTCATCAGTTATAGCACCACGTAATTCTGTACTTGTGAATGAGTTTAATGTAGAGGCATTCCCTACACTGGTAACATGCCCAGTGAGGTTTGCATTGGTTACTACTGTAGTTGCACTTGTAGCTAGTGTAGCTGTAGCAGCATTACCAGTTATATTTGTTTGATCACCAGTATTAGTACCTGATGTAGCATCTATCTTTATCTTATCCGCTGCTGACATTGATCCCGCAGCAGAGGTTGTTGAAGCAGTTATGCTGATAGCAGGTGTAGCACCACCACTTGATACAATAGGTGTTGCTCCTGTTACACCTTGAAGAGTGGTTAATGTTAGAGCTTCCTGCTCATCTGCACGTTCTTGTGCTAAGTATAACATCTGATCAGAATTTAAATCTAAATCAGCTTCTGTTAATATAGCTGCATCTTGGAAGTCAACTAGTCGTGAAGCTATCGGTGTTACCCTTGAGATAATTACTGAGTCTGCATTAGGCGGTGCTGTAACAAATTGAATCGTTGAGTTATTTAGCCACGTGTAATGTGTGGTTAAAGTTTGAGTTACTCCGCCAAGTTTGACTCCTACATGGGTTTTACTAATGTATGAAAAGGTTACTGTATAATTAGTATCAGAACCATTTCCCGTATATGTTACTTCTGCTAGTGACATTGATACTCCTTATTAAAATTAGTTCAGGGCCTTTCACCCTGTTGGTTTTTTATTTAGGATTGTTAGGATCTTCATCCCTTGCATCCAGAAGCCACTGTGGTAGTGGTATACCTCTTAACTTAAATCTCGTGTTATATTTATCGTCAAGAGTAGCTTGCTTGAGTGAAGGAAACTCCTCCTTCAGTTGCCTTTCCGCAGCCTTCTTATACCTTGTCCTCAGTTTCCTAATTCGATTCTCTTTTAGGGAACCGTGTTTATCAGCAAAGTCTCTGTCCTCATCAAATAGTTTCTGATAACCTTTACTCTGTATCAGTTCATCCAACGATTCTTTAAAACCTTTACCGCCTATCTTAGCATCCTTACCAATGAGCTGCTGGAACCTTCTGTACTGTTCCTTATCCAGCTTAACACCCGTGGTATGCTTGCCATTACCTATTACCCTATTAACCTTAGCAAATTGAATATCTAAGTCAGCTAGTTCCTGCTTAGTTTTATCAGTACTTATTTCACTCTTTTTAATAGGTAGTAGCCATGCAGGTCCTAGGGTATCTTGATTCTCCCGATCTTCACCGAAGTCATCTACCTTAACCTGATCCAGCCCAAAGGTCCTTCCAGTATTAGAGGCTATAACATCTAACCAATCATACTGTTCCATCATTGCTTTATCAGTAGACCTAGTAATAGCTCTACGTGTACCAGACAGGGGTATGAAGGTATTAGGATATTGCTTCATAACCCTCAACCACCCTTCCGTGTTACCTGATTCCACTGCAGCTGTTATCTCTAACAGTCCATTGAACCATGCCTTATCTCCAGCAAAGGCTAACGTACCTATCATTGCATCACCAATTCTCGCCATAGCTTCCTTCTCACTAACAGACGATCCCATTTCTACAAATGAGGCTGAGATAGCTAAAGGTAGTGATAACGGATCTAGTCTATCATAGGCGTACCATGTATCACCAACCTTAACACTATATGGTTGCCAACCTGCTGCACGCTGTGACTTCTTAGTACCACCACCACCAGCACCTGAGATGTTACCTTCAGCTGCACCTAGAGTTCCCATAAGGTAAGCAACAGATGCGATGTTCATCTTAGCATTAGCAAGATCAGCTCTAGCTCCACCTGCAGCTATGTCTTCATTAACTGACTTAGCTAACCTGCGGATAACTGGTGTTCTAACTCCTGCATATTTAAGTATATTAACAGGTGTTCTAACAAATGGTATTATATATCTAGCCATTGGTATTTGATTTATAGCATTAGTAATGTTACGACCCTTCTCACCTAAAGGATTAGTGAATGTATCTTCACGTGCTCTCTTTAAGGATTGTGTCTGCATGAACTGCGGTGGATTCTTTTCAAGTGCTAAGAATCGTTCAGCAAATTCCTTAGAGCTAGGATCAACCCCATCTCTAATTAGCTTACTATATATCAACTCTGACATTTCACCTGTGTAAGCAACTGACTTGAATAGCTCATCTGCTGTTACTAATGCCCTACCTGACATTCTAGATGCTGTTCCAAGTACATTAACGACTGTACCGAGCCAACCTTTACTAGATAGCCCTGCATTCTCAGCTGTAATTGCATCCACTTCAGCAGCACCCTGTTCAGTTTTATGCTTACCTAAAGGATCAATGATGGATTCATTCTTAGCTGCTGAATGATACATGGTACCAAACTCATCTTTATTTTCTACGATGGTAGCCTTAGCACCTTTGAAATCCAGACTAGCTGCTCTAGCTAAAGCTGCTCTAGCAGCTGTACTGCCCTTAGCAGTTATACCTGCAGCTCTACTCACACCACGAAACATACCCATAGTGCGAGATCTAAGTGCGCCAGCAGTTAGTGTTTCATTACCAGTACCTTGCATGTTATCCTTAGCAGCTAGACCAATCTTACTCCTGCCTACTGCTACACCACGCTCGGCAATACCCATGAAACTAACTAAGAAGTTACTCAATGCATTAACCACGTGTGTCTGTGGCCCAGAGAGCATACTGTTGATCATTAGTTCAAGTGCTGCACTATTGATCTTACCTGCTACAGATTTCTTAACGAAGTTATCTAGGTCCTCATCTGATAATTCCTTACCTAACATCATTATCTTATTGAACTTATTTTGGTTAGCTGCAGTTCCACCTTGGGATTCTAATAGATCACCAAGTTTACGTGCAGCTACAGCATCCGAGTCACCCTTAATGATACGCATGTGACTTAAACCTCTAGCTATCTGTGTCTGTGTGCCCCTAATTTCTGCCCTCAATAGTCCAAATACTTCTAGTGCTTTGTTGGCAGCTATTGTATTAGCAGCTGTAGGTTGATCAACAGCAGCTCGAACTAGGTCCAGAGCTTCCTTGTGTTGTATGACATTTAGTGAATGCTGAGCTGCAAGTCTAGCTCCTAGATCAGCTGTATCACCATGAAGGCTCTTCAGCTTCTCAGGTGACATCTCCATGCTTTTAGCTAATTTAATAACTGCAGCTTGAGTTTCAACCTCACCCATCTTACTAGTCATTGCAGCAGTAAGGTCATCAACAGTAGCACGCAACCCTTCTACATCATCTATGTGACGAAGGTTAACACCCTCATCAGTAAAGGCTTTAGTCACAGACTCTGAATCACCAGAGATAATAGCTTTAGTCATGTTAGCTACTGATTTAGATCCTAGAGCACCTATCTTAACTATCTTACTGGTAATCTGTTCGATAGGAGCTAAGCTAGGAGTTTCACCATCAGTCATACGTTGGTTAATCTTAGGTACATTGGACTCATCATCTAAGTAATGTGTAGGTTTATTGTTTGCATCTAACTCACCAGTTTCTCTACCTGCAGGTGATACTGGTGCTTCATCAGCCTTGTCCAAAGGTATATCTCTTGCATTAGGATCTAGATCAGTTTCTGCTTTAGCTTCTAGTTCCTTAGTTCTTGCTTTAACTTTAAGCTCTTCCATGCCAGCTTTAGTGTACTTACCCCTGAGTAGTTTAACACCCTTGAATACACCATCAGCCACACCACCTAGAGCTAAACCTTCTATAACATTCTTCAGTCTACCTTCAGCTTTAGAATCAGTAGGATCAGAAGCCAACCATTCCATCATGCTCTTCTCAGCTTCAGGATCTCTGTTTTCCATTTCTACAAACAGATCAGCTATACGTTCAGCGTGAGGGTCAATTACAGTTCCATCAGCTAATGCTCCAGCTGCTGCGAATTTTACTGTTTGACCACCAGCACCATCTAATACCTTATCTGCTTTATTAGACTTGGTTAGGCCATTGCTTACTGCCCTAGCTACCTTACCTGCTTTACCTACAACACCAATAGCTGGTATGAAACCAGTCATTAGCTGTACCATAGAGCGTGCGCCCTGACCAAAACCACTTTCATTAGCGTTGATTTCAGGTAGAGTGAATGCGGGATCTTCTAGACCAGCTAGATCAGAGCCAGTCTCTACTAGCTCCTGTACTGCATCACGTGCACCACCAGCTAAAGCAGAACCTGCCTCAGATGCCCAGAAGCCAAAGCCTTCCTGTTCATCCTCAGGCGTTCCTTGGGCTACCTGAGCTGCTCTAGCTATAGGTTTATTAACTTCTTCTGATACCTTCTCTTCATCAGCTGCAAGCTGACCACGTGCTAACCTAGCCTTACGCTTCTGCTCCTTCTCATACCAAAAGGCCATTTCTTTTTGTTTAGCCAGCTGACTCTCATCCTGAACTGCAAGGATGTCCATGTCATTGCTACCATCTTCCTCTATCATAAAATTACCTTATTGAATTAATTTGAGTTGGCAGATACGAAGTCAGTTGACTCGTCAAAGGTCCTTGGCTTACCTACCTGCAGCTTCTTCCGAGCAGCTTCTTTTGCTACCTCTTCTGCTGCATCATCCTCGGCAAAGTAGGCGAGGTGTATCTGATACATTTCCTTAGAGATCCACTCACCAGTCATGGCTTCCGCCAAGCCACCTTTTGTTCTATAAATGAAATTAGATCGCTTCTTTAAGTTCCAAGCTGCATCCATACCCTTCATATTCTCTTTGAACTTATCTGCCCATTTCTTCTGGATACCTGCGTGTTTAGCTGGGTCCTTTTCGTGAGCTAATTCATTACGAAGTCCTTGGTATGCTGCCTCTTTAGTCTCTTCCTGCCATACATATTCATCACTAGACTTCCAATCAGTCCTGTCCAAGCTACCTTCAGAAGCTGCAATGTTAACAGCTGCTAGTTTGATAGTAGTCTTACCATCAGCTAGAGCAGTCTTATACTCAAGACTGTTCATGTGCTTAGCTAAACCACTAGGATCATTGAGTGCTCTTACGGCTGCTGCCTTCTGTGAATCTGTCATTCCATTATCTTGATAGATTGAAAGCTCAGTAACTGAAGGGTCACCCTGTATTATCTTTGTCATAGTTTCTGGAAATGCAGCTGCATCAAGGTTCAACAGCTTATCAGTACTAATAAGATTCTTGAGATCAGTAGTAAACATCTGCCCATCTGTATAATTTTTAGCAATTAACTCGGCCTTGGCATCATCGAGAGTACCACCACCAGCTAATACTTTGAAAGCAGCTGTACGCATATCTTTAGTATCTTCTGTATTTTTGAAATTAACTTTAGCCTGTGTATCAAGGTCATTTTCCTCTGACTTCTTTTCAGCTTTATGTTGAGCATTAGCTAACCTATTCTTGTAAGTTGGATGTTCTAGCAGCGAAGGTACACCATCGGCATTACCTTTAGCTAACAATTCATATAACTCTTGATCGCCATCTAGTGCAGCTACTTCAACCTGCCTTACCAAATCTTCATTCAGCTCCTCAGCAGTTAAACCTGCCTCCTTACCAGAAGCTCGCCATATTTGTAGAGTCTTAACGCTTGCAGGTACATTAGGATCATCTAGCATTGTAGTGAGTGCAGTGTTACTATTACTCCTGTTCTCAATTGCTATCTTCTCCATATCCGCTGCTTGTCCACCCATGTTTATCCTTAGGGTTTCAGCTTTAGTCATCTCTAGAAACTTAACGCCATACTCAGGTGAGCGATCTGCAGTATCAGCCTGTGCCTTCTCACTCCATTCAGCTATAAATGCTTCACGTGTTTGATCTTCTGGCTTATTGAGCCATGCTTCATTCATTTCAAGCTTATGCTGGTTAGCTCCAGATATAGCTGACCGTTGATCAAATGCTCTCATGTAAGCTGGTTCAGCACCTTCTTTAGCTGGTAGCCCTTGGAGTGCTGCAAGTGATCCTTCATCAGTTTCACGCCTGTCTGTAGCTATTCTATTCTTCTGAGCTATCTGTGCTATCTTAGGGTTTAAATCCTTCAATGCCTTAACTAACCCATCTACTGCATAGTTGTTCTTCTGATCCCGACTAGTATTAATAGGGTTAGCTACAACCTTCTTTAACTCTGGGTCAGAATCTGGTGTAGCTAAGAAGCGTACTTGCCTTGATGATAGCTTCTGTATTGTAGTTTTAGATTCGCGTGGCATTCTCTTGTCCTTTTATTTATTAAGCTGTAGATTTACCTGCTGCATAAGCTCCTGCTCCAGCAGTTGCAACACTGATAGCTCCACCCATCCAATCTGGTTTCTTAATCTTGTTTCGTCTATTGGCAGACTGAGCAGCTAAACCTTCAGCTTCAGCACCACCTTGTTTCTGTGTAGCAGCGCGGTTAGATTCAATAGAAGCTATGTCAAAGCCTTCATTGAACTCTGCTTCCTCTAGGGCTTTATTAAATGAGTTTCCTGCTAACCCAGTCTCACCCTGAATTGTTTTGATTCTACTGCGCTCTATCATTGATTCCTTAGCTCTAGCACTCTTCTTGTCTTGAGCTTCTTGATTCTGCTGTTCACCTCTAAGATTCTGTGCGATAGACTCTGCAATAAAACTTCTATCCTCAGACTTCTGTGCCTTCTTAGCGGAAGCACTAGTTGTTATATTCTGTGCCAATGCAGCTGCTGCTGCTATACCCATACTAATACTAATTGGTTCACACATTTTGCTTCACCTTATAAAATTTGTAGAACGGTGCTGATGCATAGCCCCAGTTCTCATCGAGTTCACCAAGGTTATATCCAATATGCTGCAGCCATTTGATTGACGTTTCATTCTTTGAGTACACCATGTTAACTAGAACAGGGTGTTTATTATTCCATAGTTCTGTTCGTGCCTTAGCATCCATCACTACTTGTATTGGGTACTTATCAACCTCATCCGAGCATACCATAAATGGTACACCCAGATTCTGATTGCTTTCAACTGAACAACAGCCTAAGATAGCTATGACGTTACCCTCAGCATCAATTGCAGACTCAGCTTCACCATGACACATCTCGATAGAATCAATTAATGCCTGACCATACTCTGGTCCTGAAGACAATAACAACTCAATCACGTCACTCTCTCTGAGCTTCGGTAGTATTTCAATTACATCTGCGATTTCTGCTTTACGGTAACTTATCATATTTATATCCTATTAGACTGTTTAACATACTCACCTACCCATTCTGCTGCTTGAAACTTACATGGGAGATGGTTGGTGCTAACTATATCTATTATAGCCCCTTTGCTTTTGGTTCTGACAGGAAACTTAAAGGAACCTGAATCAATTCCTACCTGCCCAATAGTTGCGGTTATGTCACCTAGAGTACCACCCGTATATTTATAGGTGTACTTAGAACGACCTCGTGGTGTCACTTCTACTTGGAAGAAGCCCGTATCAGCGTATGATACAGACATATTTCTCATTACAATATTAGCTGATTGAACTGCTACACCCTTGCCATCTCTGACATGTTGCTCTGAGAACCTATAACGCATTTCAAAGCTACGACCAATGACACATGGGTAAGCTGAATGATCACCTATAGCTTCTATGGTAGTGTCACTAATAATACGAGTTACACTGATCTTAGCCCCTTCATTAACAGGCCATGTTGAACCCTTAATAACTGAGAATGTTCCTGCATCTGTATAAGGTAAGGTCCACGTGGTTATATCAGTCACACTGTTGTACACTCCAGTGAGGGAAGTCTGCCTGTCCAGTAAAATCTGGTAAGGAAACCCCGTGCTTGTGTAGCCTTCCTGCAAATTCATAGACTCTAAGTAAATACCATCTGCCCTTTGTATGACTACATATAGTTTTGAATTAATAAAGTCTGCATGTAGTACTGTATCACCCGCATCAAACAGAAACTTACCCCATGCTGACTGTGCCTTCTCTTCAGCACTCCAGTATACCTTATAGATGTATATGGCATTACGCTCATCTGTAGTCATAGCTATCACTAAATCTTCAGTTGTACTAGCAGCTAACTTAAATAGGTTAGGCGGTACATATGAAGGGCAGTGGGCTGTCACGTCTGCTGCATCATTAGTTACAGTACTTACATCCACGAAGTATTCTCTGATAGCAGATGATGTTTCCTTGTCTGCAGCAAAGTATACTGAATGACCTAGACTTACAGGTTCACTCAAGGATGATGATGTGAACTCAGTTACGACTTCAGTAGTGACAGTCTTAGAGGTCAACGCATCGGTAGCTGTAAGCTGGAACTGTGTCTGATCTGAGAACATTAGTAATGTCTTATTGAAAGGTATAACACTCTTCAATACTGACACCTTAGTGTGACTAACATTAACATCAATTGGATCATCGTCAAGTACAGCTGTAGTAGTCTTGGACCAGAAGTTAAAGTACAACCCTGACCTAGACATTATGATTGCTTCACCAGCATACAATCCTAGTCTATCCCTGTGAAAGAATATGCCTGAAATTGCTGTGCCTATGAATGAGGGATCTGGATTAGATGTTGTACTGCCTACTTCTCTTGAACCCCATGTTTGTTTACCAAATGTAAATGCTCCCGCACCTGTACGCACTAATGTATGTGGCATAAGTAAAGGATTAATTATTGTTTGTTGTGCTGGTGCTGTTGTTTCTATCCACACTCCAGTAGCATCCCAGATCACATAGTAATCATCAAATCTCTGGAGATCATCACCCTCTATCTTCCAAACATCACCTGTAGTACCAGTAGCTGGCAGGTCCGAGAACTTCTGCTTAGACCCTAGTGTAGCTCCACCAGAAGTAGTGGTGTCCATAAGTGGAATCTTGCTTTTATTAACTATGAATGTGAAATCAGCAACTGTTACAACACTGAATGACGTGCGTGGTGTAGTAGCACTCAGGTATGTCTTCCCATCTGGAAATGATACTGTCTGTGCTGTACCTGCTAGGTCATAGACCTCTATGTCACCATCAAGTATAACTACTATATAACGCTCAACTGCATCCCTGTTAATCAGATGTAGGTAAGCATCACTAGCAATACTACTCTTTATCTTAGCAATGTGATTAGTACAGGGTCGCTTTCGCAGCCCAGTTGCTATCGTTGGATAGCAGTTTTCCTGTAGTTCGCATTGAGATGGGTGGCGTATAGGATCAGGTTGTTGTGATACTCCATTGAATAGATTGGGTATTACCCCATTTACTAAAGCCATTCCTATCTCCCATAAAGTACGGAACTAACAGACCAATTATCTCTGAACATGTTGCCATCCGTCTTCTTGGCTTGGTGTCTTCTCAAGGCTGCATATGCTGAGCCTTCTTGTGCTTCTGAGAACTTGTGCTGAGAGTCAGAGCCTAGTGCTCTAGTCTGATATATACGTGCAGCTTTCACCATAATGTAAGTACGTGCAGCCTGAGGTAACTCGGCCCACTCTAATAATATTATGATTTCGCCTGTGATTGTTTCTGTAAATACATACGTGTGATTCTTCCTATCATATAAACGTAGTCCACGCTGTATTGTGTCGGCACTACTAGACTTTGTATTGAATTTCTCAATGTCAAAGCTGAGTGTGTTTACTGGTAAATTAATAAACCCTGAAGCATCTGGTATTAAATCCCAATCTTTCTCTTCATTAAAGGTCCACCCAATCTCTAATACAGAACGCAGTACCTGATCCAAAACGAGATGACACTCAGCCACATCAGCTAAACCAGAAGTTTCCAATGTGCTTACAGGGGATTCCCCTGCAGCATCTAGCATTGTATTTATTGCTTCCAGCTTTGTAGTAAGAACTGGTGTAGTCATTATGTTTCCCCTATGCAATATTAAAAAGGGGATCAGCAGTTTAACTACCAATCCCCCATGTACTAACTACTATTAAGAAGTAGTTTTCAACTCAACTGCTGCCTCAGGCCGAAGTATACCATGACCAATAGCATATTTAGCTAATAGCAATGTTACTTGACGGCGCATATCCCACTGCATTTCTTGTGCGAGATCTAGAAGTTTAACAGTACCAACTGCACGTGTGGACATTAGTAGCCCAACGGTTAGTGCAAAGTTACCTTGATAGGTAGCTGGTCCAGCTGCGATATTCGTGATAGGGAAGTTGTTGGTTTTAACCAACTGTGCTCCACCAATTTGGAATACAGTACCATCTTTAAAGTTACCATTACCTGCTGCATAATCGGTATTATAAAGAGTCTTGTCTTGTGCAAGCAAGTAGAACTGAGCTGGTCGCATGAAACAGTTACGCCCGTCAGCTTCTGGATTATTCTTTTCATCCATTGCTTGAATACCATCATAGATCCCTGCTGCTAGATCGGTAGATGATGTACGATACAGAGTACCAGCTGATGTTAGAACAGTTCCGCCGTCACCACCAGTGACAGTAGTTGAAGCGCGGGCTGCATTGACACCCACTTGTAGTACGTTTCTGTCCCACGTATTAGCCAGTTCAATACCACACTCACGTGAATAAATAGACCGATAATCATAATGGTTCATAGCTTCATCAATTGATGGGATAGCTACTGAAGCAATCAACTGATCATCAATAGAAATGACACGCTCATTGAGGTTAGATGTTTGTCCTAAGATTTCAGCACCCGCTGTGTGGTATGCTGCTGCTACTTTCCAAGTTGCAGGGAACTGGGCTGATTTACCATGTGAAATCTGGCGAACCGTATGCTTGTCTACTACTACTTGTGATTGTTCAAAGGCGGTTAGAATTTCACCACCGAATACTTTTAAGAATAGCGCATCTGTTGCGCCCGCGCTGTTAACTTGACCAGCGCGTAATGGTGTTGCTGCTGCCATAATATGTTTCCTTATAAATTAAATAAAATGTATTGCCTCACTATCTATTTAATAAAACTTAACACAGTGGTATCCTACCTCAGTAGGGCATTGCTTGTGTTTTACTTCTAGAATTAGGTTAGGGGCAGTTATAGTCGTACCCTAGTGGAGACTCAGAGACTAAAAGGCAGTTGTCTTACCTACCTTATTCTCTATTTGCTTACGATATGATGGGTCCTTAGCGTATCTAGGATCAGCCATAGCTGAAACCATCTCAGCCCTGCTACTGAATCCTTGTGTGCTTGGGTTGCCACCTGTACTGCCACCTAATAACTTAGGCTCTCTGCCGTGCTCATCCTCATACTTGGCGCGTAGGCCTGTGACCGCTAGTTTAACTGAATCAATATCTGACCCGTTAACTGCAGTATCGTATGCTTGGATTTCATCCTGCGTTAGTGCATCCTTCGCCCAGCCAACCATGTCAGCATAGGCCTGATCACCACCTGCGGTATTCTTAATCTCCGATTCCCATTGTGCCGACAAAGCTTCTTGTCCTGCGATGTATGAATTAATCGTAGCTTCAGGTATACCGTTTGCAACTAAGCCATCTATACTATCTTGAGATAGCTGACCATTAGCTGCATACTCAGACGTGAGTTCTTCAAAGTCAAAGCCTGACTTCTCAACCAACTCTTTTGCAGCATCTGCTTCACTATCAGCTTTACGAGCTGTGATAGCATTTGCTTTGGCAAGAGTAAGATCATCCTCAGCTACTGTAAGCGCATCCTTATCCGCCTGTGTAGCATCGTCAGCATCGGCTTTAGCTTTTGCTGCATCATGTCTTACCTGTGATAGGACTATAGCATCATCTGTATTAACCTTTAAAGGCTCAGCTGTTTTAGCTTTAGTCTTACCTCTACCCTTCTCCAACTCATTATAACTCTTAGTTAGAGAAGCATAATCTACTTCACCAGTTTCTTTATTATAGAACTTGGCAGGTACACCCTCAGGTTTAGCAGGTACCTCAGCTGTCTCAGCTGCTGCTACTTCTGGTTCGTCACCTTGTGCTGCATCAAACTTCGCAGCCATTGCTTCATTGTATGCATCTGTGCCAACTTCAGGCTCAACTGCAGGAGTCTCAGTGTTTTCCAGTTCTGCCATTCTAGCTATCTACCCGCACTGCATCGTGAGTAGAACAGGGCTTTCCTACTGGTTTGACTATTGGTTTAACCACTTTCTTCTTATCTTCTTCTACTTCTTTTACATGTACTGGAATCGCATTAGCCATCTTGTTTTCCTTATAGTTATACTTCTGGTGGTGGTTCTTCTTCACCACCCTGTTGGCCCATTGAGTCAGCATTAATATCCGCCATCATCTTACCACCCTGCGTTACTGCATTAGGGCCTAGAGTCTCCATCATTGACTGCTGCTGCTGCTGCTGTTGGGCTGCTTCCTGTTCTTGCTGAAGGTCCTCGGCTGATTTAACCAACCCCTTCATATCAATACCCCGTGCTACACCTGAGCGTTTAATATAATCACCAGCTATAATGTTGCCAGCTACTACTTCAGGTCCGAGCACTGAGATGTCTTCCATCCATGCCCTAAGCTTCTCAGCATCTTGACCGCGACCAATAGCATCTACACCTGTAGTTACTTGAGGCCTGACCATACCTTTCGGTAGCACTGGTAGCTTCTTCTGTTTCTCCATACGAGCCATAAGTAGTGTGACTAGTGGTAATTGAAACTCTTGAGACAGTGAAGAATAAATTCCACCCAGAGCATTTTCTAGTTCATTAGCCATGAATCTTATTTCTTCTGCTGTTACTCGTTCACCGTTGCGCTGGATAGCTGTGTTCATTAAGAACGCTAGGCCCAATGCAGCTTCTAGTCTTGTAATTGTATTGGCTGCTACTTGGAAGTCTGCAGATTTTTGGAGCTGTAGTATTGATACATCATCTGCATTGCCAATGATAATGTCACCTGATTCCGACTCAGTTATATCAACGGCTTCAGTTACAGCACTAGGCCGTAGCATGAATAGCACCTTAGCTGCTGCTGCACTTCCTTGTACAATTGCTTTCGTTAGGAACTCAAGAGACTGGATGTCACCTTTGTATTCCTCAACGTACCCTCTTCCATAATCCTCACCTGATATACCTGTGAAGCGTAGCACTGAGAACGGTGACTTATCTTTTGGAAACACACCCTCACTCTCAGGAACTAATACCCCACCTGCTTCTTGGGATATATACCACTTGTTCTTAACTAGCTTGACACAAGTATACAATGCTATGATCTTCTCACCATTCTCAGAAGTACTTGAGCCAGCTTCTCCATTAACCTCGCCTTGAATTTCTTCGGGAAGGTCCATGATAGATACATGTTCTTCTGTGATGAGTTCCAGTAAGTCACCCATTGGGTCACGTCTGGCAACGTATCGACCCAAAGGAAAGATTTTCATACCTCCTTTCGGATTCAAGTATGTAGCTACATTACCTGCAACTAATAGGTGCTTCAGAGCTTCAAATACGGCTGGTCGTATCGCAGAAGTTTCAATCTCTGTCATCACGCTACGTTCCATACTGTTAAATGTTTCTTCTACTTCACCTCGTAATCCCTCTTGACCAGTCAATTCTTGCAGTACAAAATCATCTACTACTAGTTTAAAGAATGGTGCATTCGGTGGTAGTAATGTTATTAATAATTTGCTTGCTAAGTTATTAACCCCCCTTGCTCCCAAAGACTGGAACGGTGTTGGTAACATCGTTGAACCACCACTACCTTCTGGCGGTACCAAAGATGGTATCGTTAACACGCTACATGATCTTGCCCGTTGAAGGTATGGATCACGGAAAGTTGTGAGCTTATTATATCTGCTTCTCTTCGTGCCTACTTCTCCTACAGGCATATCATTCATATTTTTCTACCCTAAAATTATTTATTGTTTCTTCTTCGTAGAAGTTATGCTGAGTCCCGATGATGAAAGTTCAGTCTCATCTCCACCAATCAGCAGTGAGTCTCTCACCTTGCTACCTACCTTAGGTGAACCACTAAACTCATCATCAGCTTTAGCTGCAGCCTCACTAGCAATCTCTTCGCGCCGAGCATTCAATCTAGCTTCTTCCTTTTCTCTAGCTATTTGGCTGGGGCTTGGGCCTGTAGGCCCACTACCACCACCACCGCCTCCCATGCACATATCAGTATCCCCTATTTAATTGATAGACCAGAATTAACCTCTTCCTTTTCTAGATCTATAGTTAATCCTTTGCGCCCCTGCCTCCTTAGTGGCTTGGCATTATCTTCAAGCTGCTGGAATCTATCTTCTGGATTCACTAGTGCACCTCTACGTTCTTCTTCGCGCTCCTTAGCTAGTCTAGCATTCTCTGCTTCCTGAGCTTTAGCTGCTGCGCTAGGTCCTCCTCCGCCTCCCATACACATTATAGTATCTCCGTTATTGTAGTTCTAGATTGTACTTCATCATATTTAGCTTGTAGTATTTCTGCTACTGTACACTGCCCTTCTCTATACCATAGCTCATTAGGCGGTGCATGTAAATTCAATGGTTCTCTAGGAAACATCTTAGCTACTGCAGTAATTATCTCTGGTGTTAGGATCTCCCCAATGTTAACTGTAGCCATTAGTTTTCCTTTAGTTTATATAGTGTTACTACCTTATCCTATACTGTGGGGATAGAGCATAAAAAACCCCTAACTATATGATAGCTAAGGGTTTAGTACTATTTCACTTTCTCGATTCTACTTCCACTAATTTGTCTAAGTAGTGCTGCGCCTTGTAAAGGTCCACAACACCACCCTTCTCTTTATATCTACTGATGTACTTAATAATGTTACCTTCAAGATAACCAATGTCGTTAGCTATAATGAAATCCCACGGCTGTATAGCCTTCAGGTAGTGATCGCCTCCAACCTGCTTGGAGTCGGGGGACACTAGATACCTCCTTCTTTAAACTCTTCCGTGATTGCAAAGTCTTCTACTTCCTTGATGAATTGTGGCACGGTAAGGAACCTACCATCAGCTAGTACTGTGAAGCACTGTGCTGTTTGCACATCCCAAATCACACGGACCTGCTCCAGTGGTACCTTGTTTTGAAACTCAACGCACTGCCTAAACTCGGTAATAGAGCTTAGTACCTGAGGCCTTTCCTTGACTACATGATCAGCGCGTACTACTTCCATCCATGTCAGGAAGATTAACATTAAGATTGTTACTGATGTTACAAATTTAATTAGCTTTTGGTTGTTCATTAGGACTCCATAGTATTGGTTGCCACAAGGGATAAGTACCACGATCTACATGGCGTAGTATACGCGCTGCCCTTGCTTGTAGTAACGCCTCTTCTTCGGTTAAACCTGCAGCCTCATAGGTACCCACAATCATGGACCACCAGTCAACTGGTGATACACTGTCCAGTAATCTATTAGCCTTGACTTTACCAATACCTCGACACCCTTTGTAACCATCAACAGCATCACCCATCAGAGTCTGCAGCATATGGAATCTATGTGCATGTTCACCTGAGATGTACTGCTCTGCCTTATCGTGCCTTGGGTTAAACAACCAGCCCTGAATGGTTTGCATATCTTTATCTTCCGATATTATTATACGCTTACCTTCATGAGGTTCCGTTGATAATATACCCATGACATCATCAGCTTCCAAGCCATCCCATAACTCTGAATGGTATGCATCAGCTAGATAATCCTTAACAGCTTGTAGCTGCACGGGCCTAGCTGCTGACACTCGGTTACTTTTATACGATGGCAGGAACTGTCTCCTAAAACCATCTGCTGTTTTACATGATAGACATATAATGACTTCACTCGCCTTGAACTTCTTCACCCATGAGCTAAGCTTCAACTCTGCGAGATCCGTAGCCTTACTCAAGTCACCAACTTCAACAGCTAAACCATCTGGAGAATCATCAAACTTAAAATTCCACTGGTTAGCTGCTGCTATTTGGTACGCGAGAATGTCAGCATCAATGAGCAGTGTAGTCTTTTTCATTGTCTTCATACTTCGTCATGAAAGGGTATATATCATACCCCGTGGACCACCAGTACCACTCCTTACTTCCATCTTTATAAGGGCAGTACTCGATGGAGCTATACGTCTCATCATTCATGGCTGCTTCAATGCCTTGTATTACTATACGTTTTAGTTCCGAATCATCAGACATGTTTTCTCCTAGTGTGTGTCAGCCCAGTTGTTACCAACCTTGTATTCACCATCAATCGGGATGCGAAAATTGAAATGCTTACCTGCTTCTTGATAGGCTTCAACCTGCATCTTGCCCACCTCATCTGCTATCTCTTCTTCACAGTCCCACTGGTGCTCATCATGATTCCAGAGTACCTGCTGTGCACGGTGGCTCCAACCTTTTGCTTCTATCTTATCGCGCATGATAACCATAGACTTCTTGGCTAACACTGCACCTGCAGATTGCAGTAGGGTATTCAATGCAGCATGAGCATTACGGATAGGTATGCGCCGTTTATCTAAGCCAACCAAGTAACCATTCTGCAGTGACTTAGCCTTAACTGCTTCGATTAACTTCTTCAGTGCGGGTAGTCCATTCAAGAATTTCTTCTTCAACCTCCCACCTTCCTTAGCATCCTTACCTACTATGCTACCTATCTTCTCATTACCTGCACCGTAGATGAAAGCATAGAAGAATGTCTTGGCATTATCACGAGTAGCTAAACCAGCAGCTTGCTGATTAGTTGTGTGAATGTCACCATCCAATACAACTTTACAATACTCGCCTTCATCCCAGCGTGCCATGAAGTGGGCTAAGCACCTACCCTCTACACCTGACTGATCAGCACCAACTAACTTACGACCACCAGTAGCTGTGAATAATGAGCGACACTCAGTTCCGTAGGCTGAGTACACTGCTGGTACTTGTCCCAAGTTAGGCTTCGAGTGTGTGGCTCTACCTGTCACTGCACCATTGGTAATTACTGAACCATGCATACGACCATTGGTAACGTGGCGCAGCCATGCCTGTGGTGCATTAGCTACTGCAGCTAATCGCTTGTTGATTACCAAGTACTCACGCAGTAACTCTACTTCAGGATAGTCAAGGTCCTTCAGGATCACTTCATCCATCTTAGGTTTACCATCATCACCAATAATTTTTGGTACCCAATTGTACTTAGCCTTGAGCCAGTAGACAATATGGTTACGGTTAGATGCACTGAACTGGGTGTGTGTGACTGCTGTAATCCTAGCATCAGCCATGTACCCCATAGTTTTGTTATCCCGCTTAGGTGCCCATACCCTGCTAGGTATATAGAGATCGGTGAACGCTAGGTTTAACTCAGAGACTAACTCCAGCTTACGCTTAGTTAAGTCCGATGCTAGTTGTACTGCTGCATCCGTATTGAATGCTACACCATACCGTTCTTGTGCTGAGATAATAAATCTTACATCATGCTCTAGGTCCAGTGCTTCTTGGGAGTAGTTCTTACCCAGCAACATCTTGTATAGTACACGTGTAACCTCAGTATCCTGAACACAGTAGTCAACCATATCCTTATTCAATGTATCCCACTTGGTTGCCCTGCGTTCCTTCTCATCCACAATATTAGTATCACCAGTGTACTCACCCTTGTGACAACGTAGCCTGTGACCCCACGCCTCTAGTGAATGTCGGTTAGACAAACGCTTAGGGAAATCTTGTTTGATTACTAGCTTACTATCTGCATCCCAACGATCAGGGAAGATCAGACGTGATGCTACTAGTGTGTCAAAGCACCTGTGTTCTGGTAGTGTGAACTGTGGGTAGATCTTAGTGAGAGCAGGTAGATCAAAGCCTATTAAGTTATGGCCCACGAACAGCGTACCTACCTTCTCACCCTCAGTCATCAAGAACTCTATGCCTGTCAGTACTTCACCTGCTTCATATGTTTTAAACTCACCACCATCCGCATCACGTACTACCATGCAGTGAATCGTGGTAAGGTCCTTCAGTAAACCATTTGTTTCTGTATCTATTATATATGTTGTCATGCTATCTCCCTATCGAGTATATGCTATTCAATTAATTACAGTGCCAGCATCTTCTTAGCTAATGCTACGTTACAAATCTTCTGTGACATCACTAGTAATTCTTGATCTGACCACGTAGACTTCGCGCAGTTGTAAGCCCATGTAACTACCTGTGTGTTATCAAATGTATAACCACGATCAGGTACAACTCTGTCTAAGCTGGGAGCATTAGGTTCATTCACACCCTTAACTTTTGGCTCACCTGTATAGAAGCTGACTAGTGTGCGCGGGCATGTACCCTCACGTAGTGCATCCGCAACCCAAGCTTTAGTGATGGTGAATGATAAGCCTCTAAGCTTAGCTCTACGCCGAGCATCTAGCCACAGTTTATTAGCCCTTCCTTCTACTGTTTGAATGTAAGTTCTCCTGTACTCTGCTCTCTCTTCTTTATTCATTAGAACTCTCCAGTAAATTCATCGGTATCACTAGCAAACGGATCATCTAACTTCTCGACCAGCTTACCTGTGTCTGCTTCATAGTCTAAGTATATGCATGTACCAACAGACCTACCCGTGTACCTATCTTTAAGTATACGGATGGTTGATACATTACGCTTAGTCTCATCCTTGTGCTGCTGGTTGCGCTCTATCCCTATAACAAAATTTGCCCACTGACCTATAGCTCTTGACCCAAAGAAATTACTGATGGTAACTCTACCACCTTCTTCATGACTAGTACCTGTAGGTGTATTGAGGTGAGAGATAAGGAACATGCTTATGTTAAGTTCACGTGCAAGGCTGGCTAGATCAGTCATGATGTATGCCAATTGCTTACGCTCGTCAACGTCTACCGTTCCAGAAACCATTGCAGTTATGTGATCAATGAACACGTACTTACATTCAAGTGATACAGCCATGAACCTGATGCGCTGCTTGATCACATCGTAGTCAGTACTTCCAAAGTGATCATACAAATGATAGCGATTAGATGTCTCCATCCCCTTAACTGTATCAATAAGTTCTTCATCAGTCCAGCTATCAGATGGTACATGGAATAACTTATCTTTAATCTTACCAGCTAAGCACCTGACTGTATGCTCTGGAGACTCTTCAAGAAACAAACCACCTACATTCTTCTTATGCTTCTCGGCTATATGCACCATCGTCTGCTTCCAAATCTCTGTCTTACCCATACCTGTACCAGCACCTAAAACATACAGTTCACCTGACCTGATACCAAACGTAGCATCAGTCAACCCCCGCCAAGGCCATGATAGTCCTACTTCCAGTGGCTTAATCAGTCGCTCCATCAGATCACTAACACCCACGATGCCGTCAGGTTTGTAAGTCTTAGCCCGCCACAGACAGTTGATCAACTCAGCACCACGCCCAGCCTGTAACATTTCGTTAGCATCCTTCAGTGGTAGTGTGGCAACAGCACACTTCATAGGTGAGAGTAGTGGGGTGACTGCTTCAACTGCAGCACGACCAGCATCATCCTCATCAAAGCATAAGATAACTGTATCGAATGACTCTACGAATTCCAAGTTATTCTTAATAGCTTTGGCTGCAGACGTGGAACCCAGTGGTAGTGATACCACGGGCCACTTGTTCTCTTGTATCATGCTAACACTTAGACAATCTATCTCACCTTCAGTGATAACCAAACGCTTACCACCCTCACCCCATAGGTGCTGCCCGAATAGTTCAGTACCTTTCATAGTACCAGTGGCAGTGAACTTCTTGTTGGCACCACGTATCTTCTGTCCTATCTGCTTACCCTTAATATAGTAGGGTGCAATTTGTACGTGATGCCCATGATGTTCGCCCACTTTATAGCCAAACTTCTTACAAGTTTCAAGATCAATACCGCGAGCTTTAAGTGGGGCGTACTCACCAGCTACTAGTCCCGTGATGGCGGGTAGAAGTGCCGTCTTCTTTGTGAGGTCCGTACCCTTATCGGCTTTGGTGAGTCTACAACTGAAGCAATGAGTATGCCCGTCACTATATACGCTAAGCGCATCGCTACTACCACAGTCTTCACAGTTCTTGTGAAAAACGAAAGTGGATTCGTTGGCATTCCTTGAGTATGTTTCATGAGCCATTTCTCCCCCTACTATTTTTAGACACCTTCACACGCTCCCTGTGCATCTGACGTTGAAGACCTTGTATGATTTTACTACCTACTTCCGTGTTGCATTTGCTTACCTGCAGTTTCCTGAAGGCATCTAAGATAATAGTATTTTTCATGTCTATCCTTTAAAGTTTAAGTGGGCCAACCCTTCCCGCATTAAGAATTCGTGCACTGAGAAGTGAGGGCAGTCAGTTGTTTCATCTAAGCGACTGTGGCCTACAACAGATATATTACTGAAGCTTGCTTGCATATTACTTAGTAACCACGCAAGGTTCTTGAACTGTGCATCAGTGTAATTGTCTTCGCCTTTGCCCCCCTTACCCTTGGCTCTACCACCTATCATACATATGCCCAGTGCTTCACTATCATAATCATCTAAGTGAGCACCTGCATTATTCATCGGCCTACCATACTCGATGATGCCATCACGATTGATGACAGCATGATACCCAATAGATAGTTTGAATTGACTACGGTGTATCCTATCCATCTCCTTCAATCCTATGAACTCATTGGCTTTGGTGAAGCTGCTATGTATAACAATGTACTTCCAAGCCCAAGGTTCAATATGTTTCATTGCCATATTACTTCCTTCGCAGCCATGCTATTGGTATCAGTCGGTCAGCAAACTCAAAGCCAAACTTAGTACACCATGAGGCATAGGTAGTCTTGCTACCCTTACTTAGTTTAGCCTTACTGCTGCTGAATACGAACCTGATGTCCAACTCTGGGTGCTGCTGTTGTATTAATAAATGTTTCTTACGATCAGCTAACATGAACCTGCCCTTAGTCTCAATGATGATACCGTTGGGTAGCTCAAAGTCAGGGGTATACTTATGTGTAGTCTCAGGCCTGAAGTAACTTATCTTCATCTCCTCATACTTCACTGGTACCCCTGCTTCTATCAGCTGATTAGAAACCTTGTCCTCTAGTCCACTCCTAAAACCGTGAAGTAAATCAGTGGCTCTATCCTTACGTTTCATTAGAACTCAGTAGGCTCATCAAGTATAGACTCTACTTCAGCTGATGGTTTGACTTCAGGCACTACACCATCACTCTCATAGCCACCTTCTTCACCCCCAAAACCAAAGGTAGAACCTGCTCCACCACTACCTTGTACTAACTCTATCACCTGTACTGCATTCATTCGTAGTGATACACCTAGTCCTATTGATGGTGTGAAGAATGGGTTGAACTCACCTGCTACCTTGACTACACTGCCACCCCAAATAGGAGTACCGTATGGTATAACCTTTGGTGGTTTGCTTGCATCAAATAGTTTAGGGTACAGTAAGATAGTCTCCTGCTTAGCGCGAGTAACAATCTTATGACTCATCTTAATATTGAATTCAAACTCGCCAGTCTCATTACCCTCATCATCAACAACAGCTTTGCTTGGTAGTCCTGCACGCTTGATGTTCTTAGCTGCAGCAATTGACTTACCTTTCGTAGCTGGGTTAGTGTCAGATGTTAGACGTTCAACTGTCTCTGCTTCAAATGCATCAGCAACAGCCTGTAGCTTGAGGTTAAATACTTCTGAGTCTTCAGCACTCAGTCTCACCTTGCATGAGAACTCACCGTTTGCTTTGTACTTTGTATCTGGCTCCGACAACCTCGGATAAACTGCTACCCCTTTCGGTGTTACAAATTTTTCTAGTTTTTTATATGCCATCATTTACTCCTTGTTTTGTTTCAGTTAGATACTGCTCATGTGCTTCATTAACTATGATGCCTTGCAGAGCTAACTGTTCATGTAAATCTAAGGGTAGCTCAGCCCCTATTCTCCAGTAGGCACGTGCTTGGTCCATGAAACTTGCATTGAAATCATCCGTCATGCTCTTCTCCATATATGTCATAGATTAACCCCAATAATAGTACCCCGAATACTACTATGACTACTGTGACTACCGCATCCATGCTACCTCCTAATAGTTGTGTGCTTTACGTTCTGCTTCTGCTCTATCGCGTTGGTACTCTGCCTCACGTTGTGCTGCTTCCGCTTCACGTTGTGATTCCTTGAGTTTCCTTTCTAGTTTGATCATCTCTTCATAATAGTAATCATCGTCACTGGCGAATGTATGCTCAGCAAATATGAAACACCCCATTACCGTGAGTACTACTGCTATGATCTTCTTCATTTCTTTAGCTCCTCTTTGACATACATTTGTAGAGCGCGGGCCTTACTATCCCATCGTACATCAGCATCAACATTAATCCTACTGCTATATTGCATCAGCTCGGAGACAGATAGTCCACTAGATTCAGACACCTCACGAAATAACAAAGCTATCCCTGCTACCTGCATCTCCGCTGGGAATGATTGCAGTGCACTGATGCCTTGATATGCTGCATCATACGCTCTTATTGGGTGTGCTGAGTACAGCTTGTCGTTGTTCATTCGCTTCCTCTTTTTGTTTTAATCCTTCCGTTTTAATCTCCTCAAGTGTACGACCACAACTAATGCACTCATCTTTGTCATCATTCAAGAGACATTCGAGAATGCATTTAGTCATGACCCTACCACCTTCGCCGACTGTGCTTTCCAGAGTAACTTCCTATCCCACCCTTCAGCTTCCACCTCAGCTTTGCTTATCGCATCACTCAGGTAGTAAGCCTCAACGTGGACTACTGGATTCCAAGCACCATCAATGAACTTGATAGGCTCAAGTACTACTCTATATTTCACACTGACCTGCAGTGCACGCCAGAGTCTGGGCAGCTACAGTATTGTCCTTATCTTCTATCATCTTCAGCCAGTCAATTCCTTCTGGCATTTTAGATAGCAGTGCAAGGTACTGTTCTTCCGTGATGTCTTCATAAGGTGCTTGAACATATACGTGGTCCGAGTGTGGCAAGAAACTTATACCCGATATTCTATCGAAGTTCTTCCATACCCAAGCACCTACCTCTACCCATTCATCCTTCTTAACATACACAGTACAGCTTGGCTTGTGCTCACACCAGTGGTCCTGATATATGAGCCACAGTTCCATCTGTTCCAACGCAGTCATGCCATCCCTAAATATTGCCCCTATTGGAGCCTTCATTGGGAAGGAAGCTACCATAGTGGTATCCTTCTTTGCCTCATAGTCTACAAGGGGAAACCCATTGTCTAATAGGAATTGACACACAGGGTCCTTCTTGTCTAACTGAATCCGCCGAATATAATAGTCACCAAACCTAGCGTGAATCCCACTAGCAGAGTCAACGAGCTGAGATACAGTACCAGAAGGCTTGACGCAAGTAATAGCAGTAGACACAGGGACATTAAATTTTTCAGCCCAGATAACATTCGTCTTCCGAGCATGATCTCTTAGCTCCTCTAATATTTTAGGTAATCCGCGAGTAAGCTCACGGTGCTGCAGCATTGCATCCTTCGTGTTGTTCAGTAGTGAACTGTCCATGATACCAGTAAGGCTCACACCAAGTAGTCTCTCTTCATCTGTGTTCTTCTTCCATTCATCTGAAAGGAACTTGAAGTCTGTGAGTGTTGACTGGTATGTACCGAGTATCGTAGCTAGTTCTATTTTTTTCTTGAGGGTTGAAACTGTATCCGTGGATCTGACAACAACTTCCGTAAGGTTACAGAATTGTTTATCTCTGAGTATAATTTCGGAACACGGGTTGCATCCATAATCTCTATCCTTATCTCTGCGCCCCCATCTAGCTGCTTGATTCTGTGCAGCCACTCTGTTAAAAATCCCTCGCTCACCTGACCCTGACTTAACCAGACTGAGCCACTCTTCCATATAACTTTCAACATCTGGTTTCTCCGTGTAACATACTGAATTGTTAGCTAACATACGGTGTGGGTTGCCACCTTCTTCTGCAGGTAAATACCACTGCCCCATTTTTGCTTCTCTCATTCTATTATCAGTTAGGTTAGACAAGCCTATCAGAGCACTTCTTCGTACCCCACCTACGACCACAATATCCCCTATCATGCAGACAATATCATGTACCTCTAGACTGTTTAACTTCCTACCTTGTGCTGCCTTGAATGTGTTAGTCACGAACACGAACAGATTCCTTAACGGCAAAGGTCCAGATGCTCGACCACCAAATGTCTTGAGTCGTGCACCTGCAGGTCGTATCTTAGTATAGTCTATTGTAGGTATGTCACCTTCCCACATAGAACCCATTAGCTTACGAAATGCTACAGCCCACCCCTTCTTAGAATCTGCTACGACTATCACATCGTCTGAGATTTCTAGCTTAGGTATAGTGGGTAACTTGCTAATAACATCACGCTCGTTGCTGAACCCTACGCCTGTACCATTCATCAGTATGTATAGAGCTTCACTGAATGAACGCTTAGTACTCATGGCTACATAGGCACAATTAAATGCTGAGATATTATCACGTTCACAGGCTTCACCTGATGTCATAAGCAAACGCATTGAGGGCATAACCTCTAGCTTAGCTATTGCATTGTGAAGGTCCTGATAATTTTTGGTACTCAAAGGCACTTTAGTTGCCATGTAATCCATGTATCTTGTTACTGTTTCTTCCCACGATTCCCTTCTCTTTTTATCTTCCAAGTACCTTGCATATTTTGTAACATGGATAATATCTTGATAGGTTGTAGGTAATTTCTTTGCTGTCATAGTTGGTGCGTTCCATAAGTTGATAGCAGGTAGTGACAAGTCAGGCCACTCTACTATAGTTCTGTTAGCCATACTTGTCTCCTACTTTTAGTTGATTAAATTTTCCTTGAAAGTTTGAAAAGTTGATACCTTATCCTATACTGTGGGGATAGAACCCCAGACGTACAAAAGCCACCCGAAGGTGGCCCCAGTACACGCTAAAGGTCCATCTGATCTAGCTAAACATATACTCAGATTCCAGTATTTCATCAACTTTCAAATCCCCCATTACAGGCACCTCAGGCAGTACTGTACCCTCAGGAAGTTGGGATAAAACATCATCCCTGAAGTTCTGCATTACTGGTTGCTTATAGATGTCCACGAAGGCCCTCCTGAGTTCATACTGTAACTGGTCAGCACATCCTGCATGGGTACCGTAGCTATCATGAATCATTGCGAAGCTATCCACACCCACTTCAGAACAGTAGTTGACCGTCAGCATCAAGGCTGCAGCATCTAGACTATGTACAAAGTTGGGAGAAATGCCCCGTCTCTGCTTCATCTTGTCTACTTTGCCATTCTCATATTGCATTACCACCGTAATCCGTCTACCCAGCATCATCCAGTCAGGGCGGTCAGCTGTGGTCCCCTGCTTAAACTGCAGCACGGGCAAACCTGCTGGACTAGTCCATTTAATAGGCAGCCCAGTACTGGAGGCTACATTAGCCACATCCTTGAGCCACTCCATGGCACCCTCAGAGGCTGCAACCACTGTAGCTATGGCCTTATGGTTCATTTTAGCGATATAGTCACTATCAGCGTAGTTATAGGTCACACCATCGGCTAATAACTTCTCCCGCATACCATCTAAAACGGTCATGACTTGGTTAGACTTCCCGTTATCCCCTACGCCATAGGGCGTGGTCATGGCGTTCTGCTTAACCATCTTTCTGTCGATGTAGTTTATCCACTTCTCCGCCATCGGGTCAGTATCACTAGCCATCAAGCCAACCACCTGCTCAGCTACTAGCGTATAAACGTCTGGAGGGGTGCCCTCAGCGTTATTTAATAAACCCACTGCTCTACTACCCCCTTCATCCCTAAGCATCGCTGCGAAGTGCTGAAGGCCATTACAGGTGCCATCAAATGCAACGGGTAGATGTGAGATATACTCTGACCTACTACTTGCCATCAGCATACGTGACCACTCAAAGCAAAAAGCTAGGAACTGATAAGGCTTGTCTGCTTGTTGCCAGAACTCGCAGTCCAGCGGGTTTAGTGTAGATTCTAGTATGCCATCAGTAAATTTTTCTACCCAGTCAACCCTTTGATCAAATGTACCTTTCTCACCGTACACATTTGCACCGTGTACCGCTAACCAATACGCGCCATTATCACCTAGAGCTTTACCCCTAGCAAATGTGAGCAGTGCCTTGGATACATCATCACCCTGAGGATTTAAACCATTAGGTATGGGATATATACGGCCCCTGAAGTCTAGAGTGTATGGAAAATAAAACTGCTCCTCACCTTTAAACTGCTCCGCTAGGCTTAGCTTCATGCTCAGCTGTAGCCGTATTGAATCGTTACGGTTTAGAGCCTTATAATATATAGTCATTTCCTTTTTATACTTAATTAGCTGTTCAGGGCTCAGGTTCTGTGATGGTTTAACTGGCGGGGTGTCAGCATCTGCAGCTGGTAAGCCTCCTATCAGGCCACCTTGTGCCCATGCCTTGTCCAGTACCGTATACACGGGCTTATTAACTTTCCACGCGGTGTCCTGCATCTTATTGACTGCATTGTATACTAGTGGGATGCTGTGGTTGGCTAGTTCCTTCATGTAACGGTGGTTGGATGTTTTGATGAACTTGTAACTTTGACTAGATGTCAAATATCCCCCATTTGTTGGGGTGCTCCAGTCTAAGGGCTTACAGATCATAGGCTTTCTGGATGGTGCCTGTAGTTCACACCTGCCATGCGCTGACTTTAGGTGTTCCCTTAGGGCATCAGTCATGGTGACAAGGCTGCAGCTGGACCGCTTAGTACCCGCCTTTATCGTTACTAGCTTCAGGTAGCCTGTGGTTTGTCTCATAAGTTCAACTAGGAATATACCTAAGCGAAGTCTGGTGCTTCTATCCCACTGGATCTGCTCCACTTTTCCCCATTCCATCTGGCGTTTAACTATTACCCATAGGCGGTCAGTGCCCAGAGTAGGGAACTTTTTTATCTTGTGGTTGTACTGGTCAAATGCTGGTTTATTCTCAGCCCGCAACTTCTCATAGTTAAGCATACTATTGAGCCGTTCACTTATCTTTAAAGCTGTATGAGCTAGAGACTTATTTTTGACCATAACTTCTAGTACTGTCTTCATGGTTATGTATGCCACTTGATCAGGATCAAACTGGGAGATATACTTTAAATGAGAGCTACCCTTGCAACCATACCCAGACAAGCCTTTATTAACTTGGGTAGTAATGACAGTAGAGAAGGTATCCAGAGTATCATTCATTAAGCGATTACCAACTACACTTTCGCTGATGCCCCGACTATCTACATTATCTCTATATTGTTTAATGCCCTCCTGCAGACAATCGCCCTCAATAGCCCTTTGTCTGTCCTGTAATTGCTGTTCTGTTTCAGTGCTCATTAAGCTTAATCTCCTATGTATTAATACTAGTAGTATTCGCCTTATCCTATACTGTGGGAATAGAACTATACTAGGTTAGCATTAAATAAATTATGATAGCCACTCATTCTGTATGTGGTATTGACTAGATATAAATCTTTACCTATTTCACGCACAAAGTCGTGCTCCAGTGCCTTCTGTAACAATTCATCCTCACCATATTCAAAATTTAAGGATGGTGCCTGATTAATCCAAAGTTCTGCTTTGCTCATAGTTACTTCGCTCATATTACCTGCCCCTCTAATTGATTAATTAAAAAAATGAGACTCCACGGCTAATGAAAAAAGCTACCCCAGTTATTACAGCTGAAGACATTAGCATAATGCTGGCCCATACGAATACTAAACCTAGGGTGCCTCCTGCTATCTTAGGTATATCTTTTACCGTAGGCTGCCCGAATCTCATGTTTACTTTGTAATGCTCTATAGCCTTTTTTTTCAATGGTTCCCCCTTAAAATTGTTGGATTAGGTATCTAATTTCTATTAAGCCCGAATCGCTGCTAGTCTCTTTTACCCTGTATATCTGTGTACGATCCTGCACCCAGTCTATCCCCTCGCGCATTGTCATGCCTTGTAATTCGGTGTAATTTGACTGTAGTTCGGCCCAAGTATCATACTCCATCCACTCGCAACAGATACCAATTACATCTAATTCTATTGGATCACTGTACGTTTCACATTCTTCATAATGCTTAAACAATACACTCAATGCTTCATATGAGAACTGGTCACCCCTTCCCATATTACAGAACGCATCTCTAAATTCAAACTCATTTATAGTTGTATACATGATTAGCTACCCCTTTTAACTACATTATTAAATTTAGTTGTGACTGACACCCATTGGGAGCTGTAAACTCTGGCCTTTTCTCTTTGCATACCATACTTAGCACTAATAATCAACCTGCCAACATAGTTTACAACAAAAAATAGCCCAGTTTTCGCCTCCTTATAAACATCTGAACTCACATTACTACCGAATTGTGAATTTTCTTCTACCCAGCTTTTACTGTCTAGCTTGTACTTCAATTCGTATGTTTTCATATTTGTTCCCCTCGATTATAATCATCAGTCCAATTTGCAAATACAGTAGATAATTTAGGTACAGGCTTCACCCATATTCTGTCATTGTCACCGTCTACGACCTCGCCCATCTCTGCTATTGCTATTTCGTACTCTTCCCGCCTTATCTCTGATTCTTCTGTGAGCTTGGCGTTGTCGTAGTCTTCCTTCTCTTCATAGTAGCTCATTACTTAACCCCCTTTTTATGTAGTTGCTCTAGTAGTACATCACGGGCTAGGCCCAGTGCCTTGACTTCCTCACCAACCATGTAGATATATGTGGTCATAGTACCTTTAGCTAGTCGGAAATGTAAAGTGCGCTCCAGTTCTTTCCGTTCTCGCATCATATTCAGTAATGTCAAGTACTGCTTAACCTCACTAACTGATAAATTACTATCTGTAATTACTTGGCTCATTATAGTTTAGCTCCTCGTTCTAAATATGCTGTTATAAGGATTACTGGAGTGCCTACAGCCACCGCCACGACCATGTAAAAGAAAATCACGTCTAGACTATTCATCATTGTCTTCCTCCTCTCGTAGAGCTTCTCCAAGTTCTGTTATAAAGTGCTGCGCGTTGCCTTGTGCTCCTAGTGCTTCTGTTAGTGCTTCCATGTTTAACTGATATGTGATAATCATTATTTGATGTCCTGTATCATGGTGCGGTTAAAAATCAAATACATCCATATTGCGTAGACTATCATGTGTAACCCAAATATTACTAGTCCTGTGGTGGTTGCTGGTTCGATAACGTGTTCCATTTTGTAAGTCTCCTGTGTTGCTGTTAAGGGTTTGTTGCTACCCGATGACTGAAGTATGCCTGAGAGTTAAACCTGTGTCAACCCCTCAGGCCAAATTAATTTATTTATCTTGAAGTACGGCAATTTCTTCGCTAAGTGCTAACCATTCATCATGCCAGTAACTAGCACTTTCTTTGCTAGCTGCTAGTTTATCTATTTCAATATTTCTTTTGTTGTACATGGACTCGTAATCCTGCTCAAGTTCTGCATACTTATCTGCTGCGTCAACTAACTTGAATTCTCTATTCTGTATGGTTTGTTTATAATTTTCTATTTCATTCTTGTGATCTTTCTTAATCCCTTTTATATAGAGCTTCATGTTTTCTTTGTTTTCTTCTAAGTGTCTGTTATCCGTAGCTATACTTTTAATTAATTTCTTTAGTTCTGGTTTAGTAAATGTTTTCATTTTGTAAGTCTCCAGTTGCACCCCAAAGGGTGCGGTTAATTTAGTCTTCTTCTTCCATTCTTATACATTGGTTGGCTCTTGCTAGTTCTTCTTTAATTCCCTCGTATGCTTCTTGCAATTCTTCCCGTTCTGCATTAAGTTTTTCCATATCTTCTTTAATCCATTTTACCTGAAAATAGTGGTCTTCCCGTATTTCCCGTACAACCGCTTTGGTGTGCAGTAGTTCTTCTTTAAGTTCTTTTCGTTCTTGATTATATTTTCCTGTAAGCTCGCACTGTGCAAGATACATACTTTCTACCATTAGTAATGTCTTCATTTTGTAAGTCTCCTGTGTTGCTGTTAAGGGCTTGTTGCCACCCGATGTCTGAAGTATGCCTGAAGGTTTATGTACTGTCAACCCCTCAGGCCAAATTAATTTATTTAGAGATTTTAACCAGTGTCCTGTAATGTAATCTCTGGATGTTATAACCACCTGCTAAGATTGTCTCAATGTTGATTTCCTTGCTACCGTCATTTGTTTCTACCATGTAGCAACCATGGAATCCATCAGCACTATACTCGAGGTTTGACTTGATGATTCTAGTAATACCAACAGCCTCTAGCTTCTTTGCTATTCTAAAGTTCCTTTTCTTGATAATAAAGTTGGATGCTTTCACTGCCAACTCTGTAACTGTTTTGATATTCTTGGCATACTTGAAATCATTATACATTCCAGCACCACCACATATACTCTCAAACTTAGCTATTTTTGCATAGTATTCTTCACGATTAAAACGTGGGTTAAATACAACACTATCTCTGTACTCAATGTATGCGCTGTATCGCTCAGTATAGTAGGCAACCTGCTTCTCTGTATATATAGCATCGAATCTTTTAAATGCTACCTCTAGATCTGTGGTTATAGTCATTCGGTAAGTCTCCTAAGTGTTGCAGTTAAGGGCTAGTGCTGCTACCCAATGACTGTAGTATGCCTGAAGGTTTACCCTGTGTCAAGTAGATGTATATCTACATCACACCTATTTAGTAGATGTAGTATTCTCTTGGTTATCTGTTGGTTGTCTACTGGTTGTCTACTGGTTGTCTACTGGTTGTCTGTTGGTTGTCTACTGGTTGTCTGTTGGTTGTCTACTGGTTTAACTACCAGATAAAAAAACAGTAGGGGCCCCATGAACACCTAAAGCTAAACCATCAGTCACACCAGCAGCCACACCACCACCACAGTACCCATCGTTCACCCCTTGTTTAACTGCTGGTTGTGCTCAATGTTAAACCTGTAGCGCACCATCAGCTAAACCTGCAGCTCACCAGCTGTATATACATGGAGGCTGGCCTGAGGCTGGCAGCTAGGGCCTTGTTGTTGTTTGACTGCTGGTTTTCTACAGGTTTGACCAGAGGTCGAGGGGGGAGAAGGTCCATGGCGGTATATAAGGTACCCTCTCATATTTTAGTAACAAATAGTACTCCGAGATATATACATGTTTGATATTGAACATAGGTAATAGGATATTGAACATAAGTAATAGGCCAAACCATCAGCCAAACTACTAGTACACTATTAGTATCCCCTTATCCTATACTGTGGGGATAGAGGCTAGATATTCTGTAACCTCTTGTTTAACTACAGGATACACTATTCCCACCCCTTAGTCCAACCCTTAGCCTGTTTAGATCCTCCTAGTACGAGGCGTTTAAAGTCTCGGAGGTCCTGATCTTGTAACCTGCCTCTATGCTCAGCTTCAGCCTTATCAGTATCCCTATCCATCTGTTCAGCCCATCTAGCTATAGCCATAGATAGAGCATCTAACCTATCATCATGCTTTAAGGACTTCCTATCTCTAGTTATCCTACTTAGTTGGTATAGTAGTTGGTACTGGTGAGCTGAGTCTTCAGGGTAGTGATTATAGTTTACTTGGTCAGCTTTAACTAACTCTTCTGATATAATTACCTTGTGTCCCTGTAGTACAGGCTCCAGTGTATCAATGATTCTTAGTTCCTTTTGTTTGTTACTATTCATCTCCTCTATATGACACGGGTATGTTCTATTAACGAATGGTGCTAGTAGCTTATTAAACATACCATCACCGAATGTCTTCTCAACATATATCTCAGTAGCCTTATAGTGTTTAGCTGCATCAGCTATCTTCTGTAGGTTCTCATCTGAGTAGCCACCCTGTAGTCCTGTACAAGCTCTAACATATAGGAAGCCATTCATCATAGATACTACAGCAAAGGCTAGTTCATCACTACCTCTACCTGCAGGATCAACTGATAGTACAGTCCCTTGGTATTCCTTGAAGTCAGTAGATACGAAGATAGGTCGTAGGAGCTTATCACCCTCTAACCCTACACATTCAATATCATTTATTATCTCACTGGCTCCTGATCCCCACGCTACCTGTACTGGTGCTACATGACCACCATCAATACCCATGACCATGAAGTCACTAATCTTGAGTGGGTGCCTGTCAGCATCTGATAGAGCTGTTATCAATTGGAACTGTAAGTTATACCCTGATCTACCATAGGACATCTCTCGTTCTAATAGATCTGCATCATCGAACCTAGTTGGTTCTACTGCAGCTCCCCTACCGTGACAATCAGTTGAGAGAGAAGGTTCACTCTCCATATGATCCCTGATGAATGGTGCTAGTCTAGATGAGTACAACTCTGACTTCATAGCTTCAGCTGTTGGATACCTACTAGCCCAGATCCTTATCTCGTAGCCACGTTTAGGTAACGTATTATACAATGACATCTCAGTCTGTGGTGTACCTAGATAACTAATGCTACCCTCAGGTATAAGAACAGCATCACACTCTTTAACTGAGTTAGATAACTGATCTCTCATACTTTGGGTTAAACTATTACGAGGTACTTCCACATCATCAAGAATAATATGGGATGCACGACCACCTGTCATCTGGCCCGTTATACCAACAGATCTAACTGATGGAGCCTGATGTGCCCTAGATGGCCCAACGTCAAAGCTAATAGCACTATCACGTTGTTCCTTTCTAGGTAGTAGGTGGTGGAGAAGGTCCATCTCCCCAATAAGTCTACGAGTGAAGATTGTAAATGCACGTGCTCTATCGGATGAAGCTGAGATCACAAGTATACGCTCATTAGGGTCACGATAAAGTAACCATAAGCAGTATATAGCTGTGATCCAGCTTTTACCAACCCCTCGGAAAGCCTGAATGACTTTACGCCGAGGTCCATGTTGTAAATAGGAAGCTATGTCGTATTGTACTGGTGTTGGCTCAGGTAATCCTAGGTGTTTCCACGCTAGGTACAGAAGGTTTCTAAAGTCTTCCTTGATAGGGTCGACTACTTCTTTATTCCCTGCCAACAGCTTTCAATCCAGCGAATGGTAGTGACTCAACTAGATTGCCTAGTTCAGTGCCATCTACTATTTCAGCTTCTATGTTATTATCTTTTAGAAACTGGCGTGCTACGTTTAGCGTACTAGCAGTAGGATCTTCTTTAATCATAGTAGCTAGTGTCTTAGCCATCAGGCTGTGTAGCTGTTCTAACTCCTGAGGTGTAGCTGTATCCTTACTCATTTGTTTCTGGGGGTAATAGAGAAGATTTGTTCAAGCAGATCCTTCCCTAAGAACCAGAATACGCTGCAGGTAACAGCTATTGTTGATAATATTTTCACCATCTTAACCATACCATCTGCAGTTGTCCAAGCATCCAGTAATGCCTCTACTGAAGTGTCTAATTTATCTAGCTTAACGTGTAGTGCTTTTACTTCTACCTTCATTAATTCAAATTCAACCTTATCCTGCTCTGTCATTTCTTTTTCCCTTTGTGTAATAGCTGTGTTTGTATTGGTAGACTGCTAAAAACATCTAGCTGCGCTGCCACTCGTATTGCTTGTTCAGGTGTTTTACCGAGGTGCATAGCAGTCTGAGCAACCATCGCTCCACTACCAATACACATACTCTTCCCTATCACCTTATCTGGTCCGAATGTGCTACACCAGAAGAACAAACCATTAGCATTAAGTGTCAATGCTGCAAAGTCCTCTGTTTCATCATACTCTGGTGTATTATCTTCATCTGGATCGTTATACCACGCTAGGAACTTCTCAATGGCTACACAATCTCCTGCACATCCAATGATTGTTCTGTCTATAATAATTATCTTCTCAGCTAAATAAGGTAAAGCTCCTGTTGTAACTTGTGAATCACTGTAAATCCCCTTGCGAGTTCCTATAATAGTAGTCATATATTACCTCTGAACTCTATTTTTCCACTTATAAATAGTATCGAGGGCAGTTTCTGCCTTCATCAGTCTTCGTTGTAGTTCACTTCGGGAAAGCTGCTCAAGGGGTCTGGACAAATCGCGGGTGCTAGGAGAGTCTGACACCCCGTCAGAGTCAATAGTATTAATAGTATTTGTAAATTCCGCATCTAGTTCCTCTTTGAGTTTCATATTG